GAACCAGCTTCAGCAAATGGGTTAGCAATTAAGCCATACCTAGTTTTGAAACCGATTTTTGGTTGGAAACTGTCTTGTCCAACTGCTCTCACCATTTGTAGTGGAACATATGGGCAATAGAACAGACCAGCGTCATAAGGGCTTGTGCCTTTATAACCACAAACGAAATATTGTTTTGCAACACTATTTGCTGAATATGGGTCAACATAGACTTTAAATCTACCGTTTAACACACCAGCAAAAGTATTTCCTGTGTCATCAACATTTAAATTGTTGTTTAACGCAGGAGCGTAATCTAATACACCAGCCATTTGAAGTGCCGAAGCAACATCAGATGAACAAATAATTAAATTACCTTTACCTCTACGAGTTCTGTAAGCAATTGTGTTAGCTTCTCTTTCAACTTGGAACATAAGACCTTTAAATCTCTCAACACTCCAACGACCATTACTGTCTGTATCTAAATCAAAGATACCAGCAGAAGTAGTGTTAATAGCGTTAACAGAACCAATCGCTGTAGATGAAGAATCTGAAGCACCAATTTCAGCATTGGTGTAGATTGTTCTAACTACTTCACGGTTGATTTCAGCAAGAATCTCAGCAGACAAAATGTTTGCTAATTCAGATTCAGCGTCTAGACCATGAATTGCTTTTAAGTCTTGTGCTAGTTCCATTGTGTACTCAGCTTTTAGAGCTCTAGACTTCGCTGTTACGGTTGATTTCTCAATTGAGAAAGCCATTTCAGCAAAGTTATTTCCTGAATCTTCACCTAAAGATTCAGCAGCCGCTGTAGTCATTCCAGTACCAGTAGTAAATGTACCAGCTGGGGAATCGTTTAACAACGCTGGGTTAGAACCAGAATCAGCTGTAGATGAAAATCCATCCACAGAAGAACCTTCTTTGTTCCTACCAGAGAAGTCTGTATCAGCAGCGTCAAATAGAGCTTCTGTACCTGATTGAGTGCTAAATCTAGCTCTCATTGCAAAGATAAGACCTGTAGGTCCAGTCATTGGTTGTACACCAGCGATATCATAAGCAATAAGGTTAGGCATAGCTCTTCGTACTAATGAAATTAGGATTGGGTCCCAATTATCAACATTACTACCTGTTACATTGGCCGGAGCCTCAGATAGAAATGCTTTGTCTTCTTTGAGAGCTCTTTCTTGGTTCTCTAAGATGACACTTGTAACGGCTCTTCTGTAAGTATCCTTTACTTCTGGAAGTTCAGGATGGTCTAATACAGGCTGCCATTTTTTTTCATAAGTTTCCGATAAGTACATATCTTCCTCTCTCCTCTATTTACTTGACAACTTAATGTCTTTTGTTTTGCTAATAGCGGCGGTATAAGCAGCCATTGCGTTTGATAAATCTTCTTGCGAAGCTTCACCACCTACCGCTACATCATCTATGTCATCCGAAGATGAGCTTTCACTTTTTGCTTCAAAGTAGGACTCTTTAATAGTCTTTACTTTTTTTGCAAAATCTTCTTCTGATGAATACTCAACACCTTCTACAAGACTGTCAAATTTTTCTTTAGCTGTATCAGCCAAATCAGATGAATGTTCATCAATGAT